TGCCGTGCGAAGGCTCGTACTAGGGTTTTGTCGGCTGGGACCAACTTTGACTCCTGACGTTCGGGTGTCAATCCGATTGGTTGGTAACGTACTGGTGAAGTATGGGCGTAAATCCATTTTGGTTAACCTAACCTTATGATGGCTGTTTATGCTAGCAAGACTGGCAGTGCATCCATGATTGCTTCAGCTGCTTCTGTGAGAATCAATTGAACAATCTTATTTTCACCATCAGGTATCTGATGGTTCAATGACATTGCTAATGACTCCCCAGCTTGAGCAACCACCTTCACTGCATGAGCTACACTTGTCAAACCAGACTTAATGGCTTTCAATGGTTTGACTCGCGCGAATCTATGCGGATGCTGGTTACCTGTCTGTAATTGAAGTTCGGTGACCGTCTCAGAATCCATAGCCTGGCCATTAATCATGACTGTGACTGGATCTGTACCTAGGTGATCTGGAACATCAACGGTAATGTAGGCGAGGCCCGTGAAGGGCTCGCGGAAGGTGAGGGCTGTGTAACGAACATTGGTACCTGACTCAGTTTTGTAAACGGCTTCTTCGTCAGACCCATCTCCACCACTATGTTCTAAATCGAACATGATGGTAGAGTTGGGACTGATTACTTCGCGGCTCGCAAAATCTGTGTCGGTTTGTAGAAGTGGTTGATGAGCGGAATCGACAGGTGCAAACACGTCGGTAACATCCTCAGCGTGGATGTACGCGCATTTCGATGCTGCCAGTCCTACTCTAGGTGAAAGCAAATCTACAGTGTATTCAACAAAGACGTCCCCAAAATTCCTTATTGGGTCGTCTATTGGATTGGTGTCCGTTAGCACGATCGCTACGTATCCAAGGTCGGTCGTACGCTGTTCAGCTGGATCTATAAGTTCCGAATGGTACTCACGTACATACATGGTATCATTTGGCCTCATAGCGGAAGAGGGTATCGACAGTGAAAGCTTCTCCCATACGGGTCCGCGTTTCACGCCTTGAGCATTCATCAAGGTCATACGATCACTTGGCACTGGATCGTTGGGATCATAAATCGGGCATATAGCCACACCACCATTCTCAAAAGTGGAACATGTTGGCTCGTAAGAAAATCGCAAACTGTGAAATTTGTACTTCTCGAAACGAGTGGCAACACCGTTCAACCAAGGGAATGTTTGTCCATCTCCAGGATTAAGAGGCAGTGTCATAGGAATCGCCGCCTGCTTAGTGTTAGTCACTGGGTGGTTGTACGCTGGGGTACTGGTAACGTGGTTCAGCGTTCCGCAGAACTCACGGTGGTGTATCCTTAGGCCCCCTCCTGGAAGGCCTGTCATCTTGCGTTGGGTTTGTCGCTTGTTCCCGCGACGGGGTTGTTGTTGTTGTCGTTTGGTAACGTAGTAATCTCGCACCGGTGCCCACGTCATGGCTACCGATGCATATCACCCGACTGTTCAAACTTATTGCGTGCTCTCACACGTACGGGCACTTGAACAGACAACCTGAGTTAAATAACTCTCCCATGCCTTGGTTAGGCGTCACGAATTCGCTGAGGGTGCATTGCGTCTTCATGCCGTAATCAAAACCAAGGGGCTGATAAGCCATCTGCCGCCGGAGACGAACCCCGGGGTCTTCCTATATCAGGCATTGTTAGCTCCCCAGCGACCGGCGCCAATCGGTCATGAGTTCCATAGTAGCAACTCACGGGTAACATTGTAAGCAATTTAAATAACCATGTCGCCGTATCTATCCGCGAAGTGTACGTCGAGCAAATTTAAAGCACCTGGCATGGTTTGAGTGACTTGCTGAACTAGATCCTCCGTGCCTATGATGGGAGTCCAGACGGGATCAGGACGACTGTCGAAGTAATCTTCTAACAGTTTCTGATCGCTGGGTGTCAGACCATAGGCGAAGTAGAATGATTCACGTTCTGACCACGCAGGTTCTCTCGCTTTAATTTGCATTCCCTTTACCAACTCCTGCCGATATCGATAATACTGATTGCCCATTTGTGGGATGTAAGGCACCGCTCCCCGTGCCAACCATTTGTAAAATGAGTTGAACACAGGTACGCCTGAGCAGCCTGCCAATCCACATCCTGCAACAGCTCCCAACCAGGCCTCATAAACTTTCTTACTTGAGATCTGTTTGGTAGTGACGAGATCGGAGAATAATCTCTTGGATGGTTTCGGGACTAATGTCCAACCACGGTTCAAATGTACAGGCCGTGATTGGCAAAATTCGATTTCCTCTAAACTGTAGTATATTCCGTCAAGGCTCATGCTAAATCCTAAGTCCTTGAACCACGGTTCCATGTTGTCTAAGAATTTCTTCAAGTTGCGCTTCTCCATAATGATGACGCTATCATCTCCATCATTCAAGACGCTAACTTGACCAGAAAGGCCACTGTCCTGTATGTACGTCCATAACAAGGCGCACATAATCAATATGTTACCAGACGAAGTGTTCATATCACCTGACATTCGTCGCCCATCAGTAACGTATTTGACCTTACCATCTCTTCCAACATAACTACCATGGTTTTGAAGCATAGTGATGGCGAGCGTCCAAAATGCTTCATACTCCCCATCATCAAGGCAGTCTAACCATTCGGCGTAGACGTCCATTTCTTGCTCCAGCATGTACTTGCTGACATGTTGATCGAACCGCTTGGCGTCCAGACCTACTCCTACTGGACTAGCATATCGCGACCACTTATCCGCGATGTTCATTCCTCTATCTAACATGTTCATACCTTTCGCTACAGTTTTCGTTTCCCCTGTCGGATCATAGATACGATCTATTGCTTCGTACATGGGTTCTTCAATTGCTTGTATATATCTTCCCCACCGAACGTTGAAACGCGGGCTCCTTGGTTGGATAACCCTGGGTGCTCCTCCTGCCTTACGGTATTCATCCTTCGTAAAACATTTGACTTTCCCATCTCTTGAGTCCAAAGGTCGCGTCTTTAGACTCTCGATTGCTTGCTCGTAGATTTTCCGCTTTTGACCGCTGTAGCGACTGAGAAATTTCTCTTCGCTAACAGGGGCCACACGTCCATGATCGCCTATCATATCCTTCATACGAGCTCGAAATCGATTGAGGGTTTCTTTGACATGGTCTCGACTACGTGGTTTGGGAGGGCTTTGAAATTCGCCATTTATCTTGACGTAATAAACCCTTTCCAAAATTCCATGAACCACGGAGTCTAAATCATTGTTCGGCATGTCCCAGTGCGCGCCTCTACCTCCATCGACTGTGTAGTAGACGCGGGCTGCCTTCAGCCCTTTGATCTGCTTAACACTCTTAATTCGGACCCTTTCTCCACGTTTTGCTGTTAACAATTGTTCATATAACTCAATTGGTACAGCTGTCCTTGTTGTGGAGCCGAATTTTTGTGTCAAGCAGACCTATTCCTGCGTGCCCGCCCGCATTCGAGAAGCAATTCGATTGCGGGTCTTTACGCTATTTCTGGCTGAGGAACTTGAAAACAGCTCGTCACAGTCCTCATCGACGTCTGATTTCATCCAGAACATAGCTGATGCCCAGACAATAACTCGGTGCAAATCATGGGCCCGTAGGTCCTTGAATCGCACGTCACCATTATCCTTGAGCGCCCTGGCTTTGCGGCTGGCATCATTCCGGATCAAGGATCGGCCTTTATCGTCGTCTGCGATTGGGCCGTGGATGCCTCGGAGAATGGCTGTTAACTCTCCCGCTAGCACAGGCAAACGGACAGATCTGCGGCGTGAAGCTTTGCGTCTCCTGGTTTGGAGAGCGACTTCAGGCTGGCTAGTCGTCCTGTTTGGCAGGTGTTGCAAGTTGGGATCGGGTCCAAGTGCTTGTAGGGTTTCCACCCCCCTCGCGTCAGGGGTGGGCACATGAGTGGGTTGAATCCGACCATCGGCGATAGCTTCAAGGACTCCAACAGAAACCGGATCACTGGTCGGCATCAAGGCCCAGGCCACTCGTCTCCGAATGGCGCGATCCACGATGCTTGTGAGAGTTTTGCGTTTCGTTGGGTCCCGAGGGGCCGGCGTCAGCTTCGTCGCTGTCTCCCGGCACCACCGAGTGAAGTGTGATTCCCTAGCGACCTCAAACTCACCGAGAGCTCCGTTCACTTGGTAGGTTGTGCCTTCCATGTAATGGCTCTGCGGGGTAGTCGTGTCGATCGTGTCTAGGGGAACATCACTTCCCTGCTCGTACCCCCGCACAGGGTGAGCTAGTTGTTCCTCAGTGAGAACAACTTGAGGCAACACCGCCTCATTTTGACTCTCCTCCAACACCAGAGTTGAGTCAGCGCCAGAGACCTGAGAGGTAGAGAAATCA